TCGTGGTCAGTCGTTCCGGGAGGGCCGGGGGATCCGGGGCTCGGGGCCCTTCTCCCGAAGGGCGTGGTACTCGATCATCGCGTCCTCAAACGCGCATCGGCTGGCGGCGAAGTTCCGGCGGTAGCGTGTGACCAAGCAGCTGCGCTCCTTCATGAAGGCGAGGGCGACCGCCGTCTGGGTGCATGGCGTGCCCGCAGCCGCGGCGAGCTCCTCGAGCGTGAATCCCGGATCACCGGTCTGGCTGCTGAAGAGCTCGACGGCTCGTGCGATCTCTTCGTACGCCGCTCGCGGGCAGCGATGCTCGTACGGCTCACCTCTCGCCGGGACCACCGAGCGGACCAGGTGATCGTCGGCGACGGTGAAGTGCTCGATGCGGTCAGTCGCGCCGGTCATCGATCACGCTCCCTTCTTCCCACGGGCGGAACGGAGCTGAAAGCGGCCGCGATCGACCTTCTCGAAGCGGGCGTCCTTCCCCTTGTTGGCGATCTCTCGGATCAGGGCGGCGTACAGAGTCGAGGAAGGCGTACGCCCGCTCGTGGACCACAGCCCGCCGGCGATGGCCTGCTCGACGAGGTCCTTGCAGCCCATCGGCTCCTTGGCCTTGGCGAGGATCTGCGCGGCGGCGTCGAGGATGCCGATGCCCTTCCCGGTCTTGTCGCCGCCGGACTTCGCCCGTGTCGTGGCCTTCGCGGTCGTGGTCCGTCCGGTCGTCTTCGTCTTGCCCTTCGCGGGAGTCGCGGCCGTCTTGGCCCGTGGGGCCTTCTTCGTCTTGCCGGCCCCGGCCATCGCCCGCTCGCTGGCGGTCTGGCCGTCCTTGCTCGCCTTCCGCTCGTCGCGGACGCGCGCGTTCTCCTGGTCGGCGGCGGCGACCGCCTTCGCGTCGGCGGCGTTCGTGGCCGGCGCCCGCAGGCGCTGCGCGCTCTTGATGCGGACCTTCTTCTTCGTGGCCAGGTTCGTCGCGTCCCAGCCGCCGCTGGGGTGCTCCGCGTCGATGCGAACGTCCGTGAGCTTGTCGCTCACCTTCGCGCGGTAGACGCTTCCGATCTTGATGTCTGCCTTCTTCATGGCATGGACTCCTTCTGCGACTCAGTCGCGGTTCATGTTGGTGACCAGCGCCCACTCGGCGCGGATCGGTTCGTACCGGTGCGGAAAGACGGTGTGGCCGCGTCGCTCGAGCGCGTCGGAGAAGCGGCTGCAGAGTTCGCCGACGTTGACGCGATGCTCGGCCAACGCCTGGGCGACTGTGGTCGCGGCGTGCCCGCGGCGATCGGATTCGATCGCCCTCCGGAGCGCGTCGGTCTTCTCGGCGATCGTGATCTCGAGGCACTCGGCCCTGCGCGCGGTGTCGTTGATCAGGTCAGCCAGCTTCTGCTGCAGCGCCGCGAGCTCGCGGACGGCGTCGTCGGTGTTCGTGGTCTTGCGTGGCATGTGGTTCCTCCTGGAACGACAGCCCGCCGCGAGTTCGCGGCGGGCTCAGGTCGTGATCTGTTGGACGGTGACTTCCGCTCCGCATCGCGGACACGGTGCGGCTCCGGGGGTGCGGGGCAACGGCCCGCTCTCCCTTCCGGCGTGGAATGCGGCGAGGAGGGCCTCGCGGATCGACCAGACGGCGAGGTCGTGGAAGTCGAGGCTGTCGCTCCGCCGCGTTTCGAGCGTCGGCAGATCGAGCACGGTCTTCGCGATCTCTTCGAGGCGTCGGCTGATGTCGTCGTTTCGCATGGCGATGTGGTCCTTTCACGCACACAAGGGCATGGACTGGCGAAGACATCAAGGCCACTGCGAGAGGATTCGCCGAATGTGGGCAACTTCTTGCGGAGGGCGGCGTGACGGCGGAACCCGATGTCAAACAGGGGCAACTGAACCCGGCCGCGCTCGGGCCTGACGACCTTGCGCGCCTGCTGTCCGCGGCGGCGGGCGTGGCCATCGATGCGGACCAGGTGCGCGCCGACATCGATGCCGGCGCGCCGACGAATGGCGACGGCACGCTCAACCTCGTTCACTACGCCGCGTGGCTGGTGACATGCCTCGCATCACGGGGAGGCGGCGCCCGTGGTGGCGATTGATCCACGCAATCTGCGGCCTTCAGAGCTGGCGCAGCTGCTGAACTCCACGCCCTTGGGCGAGGTGATCGGCGAGCGCCAGCTCAGGCGCCATCGGACCCGCGCCGGCATGCGTGTGGCGTCGGCCACCGATCCCGGGCGCGTGGATCTGCTTCGGTACACCGCCTGGCTCGTCCAGGAGCATCACCGGGAGGAGCCCGAGCCCGATGGACTGATCGGCTACGACGCTCAGCGTGAACGGGCCAGACAGCGGAGCCTCGCGCTCTCGTTGTCTGGCAGGAACATCGGCGAACTGCCCGCAGTCGTGGATACGGTGCGGAAGGCGCAGGCTGAGACCGACTTCCGGTTCTTCTGCGAGCAGTACTTCCCGCAGACGTTCACGCTCGACTGGTCGGACGACCACCTGAAGGTGATCGCCAAGATCGAGCAGGCCGTGCTCGAGGGCGGCCTGTTCGCGATGGCGATGCCGCGCGGCAGTGGGAAGACCACGCTCTGCGAGATCGCCTGTCTCTGGGCGATCCTCATCGGCGCACGCGAGTTCGTCTGCCTGATCGGAGCCGACGAAGAACACGCGGCGAACATGCTCGACTCGATCAAGGCCGAGCTCGAGAACAACGAGCGGCTGCTGGCGGACTTCCCGGAGGTCGTCTACCCGATCCACGCCCTCGAAGGCATCCACCAGCGCTCCGGCGGTCAGCTCTATCAGGGCGCGCCGACGAACATCGGATGGACCGCGAAGGAGATCGCACTGCCGACCATCGCTGGCTCGAAGGCGAGTGGCGCCATCATCCGCGTGGCCGGCATCACTGGCCGCATCCGCGGCATGAAACACAAGCGTGTGGACGGTCAGTCCGTTCGACCTTCGCTTGTGCTGATCGATGATCCGCAGACCGACGAGTCAGCGCGGTCGCCCTCGCAGTGCAAGACGCGCGAACGCATTCTCGCTGGCGCCATCCTCGGCCTGGCTGGTCCGGGCAAGAAGATCGCCGGTCTCATGACCATCACCGTCGTGAGACCGGAGGACATGGCCGACCGCTTGCTGGATCGCGAGAAGCACCCGCAGTGGCAAGGTGAGCGCACCCGAATGGTCTACGAGTTCCCGAGCAACGAAACGCTCTGGGCCCGATACGCCGAGATCCGGGCCGATGGGCTTCGAAATGACGAGGGCATTCGCCGAGCGACCGAGTTCTATGGGGCGAACCAGGAGGCCATGGACAAGGGTGCGGTCATCGCCTGGCCGGCGCGGTTCAACCACGACGAGCTCTCCGCGATCCAGCATGCGATGAACCTCAGGCTCCAGGACGAGGGCGCGTTCTGGGCGGAGTATCAGAACGAGCCGCTGCCCGAGGATGAGCCGGATGACGAACTGCTGACCGCCGACGAGATCGCCAGCAAGACGAACGGGCACAAGCGCGGCGAGATTCCGATCGACTGCACGCACACGACGCTGTTTATCGACGTGCAGGGCGCCGCTCTCTTCTACCTGGTCGCAGCCTGGACCGATGAGTTCACCGGCTACCTGATCGACCACGGCACGGAGCCCGATCAGAAGCTGTCCTACTTCACACTTCGCGACGTGCGGCGCACGCTTGCGAAGGCGTCGCCGCGTGCCGGACAGGAAGGTGCGATCTACGCTGGCCTCGACCGACTGGTTGACACGAAGCTCGGGCGCGAGTGGCGGCGAGATGATGGCGCCATGGTGCGCATCGACCGATGCCTGATCGACGCCAACTGGGGCGCATCAACGGACGTCGTCTACCAGTTCTGCCGCCAGTCGACACATGCGGGCGTGGTGCTGCCGTCACATGGCCGGTACGTCGGCGCGTCGAGCATCCCGTTCAGCGACTACAAGCGCAAGCGTGGTGACCGGGTCGGCCACAACTGGCGCATCCCCAACGTCGCGGGAAAGCGAGCCGTCCGGCATGTTCTCTACGACACCAACTTCTGGAAGTCGTTCATCCAGTCGCGACTGGCGGTGCCCGTCGGGGATCCGGGCTGCCTCTCATTGTTCGGCAGGAACGCCGAGACGCATCGTCTTCTCGCAGAACACCTGACGGCTGAGTACCGCGTCAAGACGGAGGGGCGGGGCCGGACAGTCGATGAGTGGAAGCTCCGCGTCGACGGCCTCGACAACCACTGGCTCGACTGCCTCGTCGGGACGGCGGTGGCTGCGTCGATGGAGGGGGCGGTCCTCTTCGGCACCGATCAAAAGACGCCCGTTGCGCGGCCGCGCGTGCGGCTGTCCGAGGTGCGCCGCGCCAAGCGCTGAGAGCAGTCGAAATTCCCTGCGACACTTCGGCGCGTCGCGGGGATGTGTAAAGGCGATGGGAGAGCCCGCGCCGAACAATCTCGAACAGGCCATCGCCGACAACGCCGCGGGGCCGAAGCGCGCCCAGGGCGATTCGGGGTCCGTCGAGCAGCACCCGCTGAAAGACCAGATCGAGGCCGACCGCTACCTCGCGTCGAAGGAGGCGTCGAAGCGCCGGGACCG